ATACCAGTCCCAGTTACTGTCTCGATTGTTTTGGCTTTCAGCATCGTCACGGTTTTTAACAGGATCGTCGATAACCAGAATATGGGCACCTTTACCAGTGATACCACCCCCAACACCTGCAGCAACGTACCCACCGCCAGCAGTCGTAAGCCACGCTTCAGCTGACTGGGAGTCAGGGTCCAAGCGTGTGCTAAAGGCTGTTTTATAAGTTGGTTCGCGCAGTAGTTGGCGTACCTTTCGAGAGAAGCCCATCGCAAGCGAGCCTGAATACGAACAACTGATAAATTCATGGTCTGGATTTCTACCCAGATGCCAAGCTGGGAACGCAATCGACGCCAACGTGGATTTTCCGTGACGAGGCGGCATAAATAGCATAAGCCTTGGCGACTTTTTCTCCACAACGTCGCGGCTAAACTTCTCAAGCCGCCGACAAATGTCTTTGTGTACCCAACCAGCGTTGTAGTCAGGGTTGAACCGCTCAACGAACGGTAGTAGTCGCTTGCGCGTAAGGAATCTAAGCGCGAGTTCTGCTTTTGCTTTTTCTTCAACAGATAGCTCCTCTGGTTCGGCCCCATCCTGCTCAACTGAAGCAGGTTGGGGTAGCGCTTCGACGTCGTCTGCTTTGCAGTACACACACAACCCCCCGATCTCGTCGGAGTACAGCGTTTCTGGGTGCATGTTTTTGCACCTTTTACACCGTCTTTTGGGGATGTCATCGGCCAATTGTGGGCTACCTCAGCGGCTAGTTGCTATCTGGCTCTAAATAGTCGCCAGTTTTACCTGCTATCTGCAGAAGCTCTTCATCGGTCATGCGTTCTAGCTGTTTTGCCGTCGCATTTAGGTTGATATTTATCTGTGTTGCGTTGTCAGGGGCAGTTAACCCGTGCAATTTGACCAGAGAATCAACCGTGTTCTTCATTTCGGTGGCGGTTGCCGACGCATTATACGCTTCCATGTACATCATGTGCGCATTTTGACGCTCGAACCGCACTTCTTCGCGCATTTGCTCACGAAAATACTGCAACGCCTTCTGTACGGCGGGCCTTTTAGCTGCATCTAACGCTGTAGAGTAGCTCGCGTACCCTGCTCCGCGACCAGCCGCAGCGATTGTCATGCCGCTGGCCATCAACATTACCAGTTTTTCTTGCTGAACCGTCAGTTCGTTGAGGTGCAAGCCCATATAGGGCATATGAGACTGGAACTCTGTATGCGAACTAACGAGACTAGTGGAGGGCTCCATAGCTTTCTCGTCTTGCTCTTCTAAGCTCATCTTCTGCATTCTCATCCAGATACACAAAAATAGGTGCTTGGTCACCTAGCGCGTCTATTCCGATCTCGAATAGGTACTCGGTGACATCCATCCCCTCGCCTATATAGCCGTCAATGATCTCTTGGGCTTTGTTAGCGTCATACACCAGTACTTCTTTACCAGTTGTACGTAGTCCTGTGCCTATAACAGCTTCATCAAGACCTTCAACAGCAATCATTTCTAGTAGACTCATTTGCGAATATTAGCTCACCTAATAGTTAATCACAAGGAGGATCGGTTTTAATCGCAAGAATGCTCGTGGATCGCCTTCACCCACCAGTAAAACATGTCCATTGTCAGTGTATGACGCATCGTGTTCACCCGGTCACATACGAGTTGTACGTTGCCGTGGACATAGCCCAGTTCTGGGATGATACGGTCGATGGACGCGTTGAAATCTTTACGGCCTTTGCCGTCGCTGTGATGGGTCATGTGGACATTGGAAATTGCACACCGACCGTTTTGCTGTTCCCACAACTCTATCAGGTATCCTTCGTCGATCTCGAAAGGGATATCTGACTTCTTTCGTGCAGAGCGGGCCTTGGTACATAACGCTGTCAGATAACCGTGGTACGTGGCCCCTGCCCGTTTTTGATGGGCAGCGGTAGAGCACCGCTTGCAGATGTTCTTGGTTTTACCTTTTTGGTACTCGGGGAAGTCTGAGTTCGGCTTTTCTTTTCCGCACTTTATACAGACTTTTATAATATCCATGCGCAGTATCATAGCCGCGTTTCGTTAAAAATCAACTACAAGAAAATTTTATAAAATTTTTTTCATTTTTACTTTCTGATTCGCTCACACACTATCTCCCCCTTCCGCTGGCAGATACCCCCCAACCCCCGATCTCGGATTTGGAACCTTGTATCTGACATATGTTCTGGAACCTTGTTCCTCAGTAACCCCTCCTCGTTCCTCGTCGGTTGTCTGTTATTAGTTTGGGTTTACCAATTAATCATTAGGAGAATCACATGAACTCAATCATCTCTAACATTTCATCTTTCGTAAGCAAGACTGTTGATCACTTCAAAAAGAATCCCGCCGATGCGGTTCTTATCTTGATCACACTGATGTTCATTGACATCGAGACTGACATCGACAACATCGAAGACCTAAAAGAATTCGTAGGAGAGTAATATGAATAAGCCTTATATAAATGAAGTTAGTTTAGACGACATTATAGAGAAGGGATGGTGCAAGAGGTTTCCTCCTAGCCAAACCATAGAGGAAGCTAAGTTGATGGGCTTCTTCCTGACAGAGGAAGAGGTTATAACCGAGTGGGAAAGATATGATCAAGCTATGGCTGAGAGCTTTATATGGGAAGGCGAGAACCACCTTTAATACAGGAGAATAATCATGGACAACGTACTTATCACCTTGTTTTACACCGCTGGCATCTGCTTCGTATTCGGAGTAGGTGCTTTCATATGCGATGTCATCCTTCCTAGGTTAGTGGACACTAACAAAGGTCCACGGCCAATGGCCACTCGTCTGTCACCAGAGGAGCTTGAACGACGAACAGCGAACCGAGTAGCTCGCATTAGCAATACCCAACGTGACAACTGATCGTTTTTATCTATCAAATGTCCGTTAACAATCGCAATTGTCCATCAATAGTGGCAAATGTCCGCTGTCCTCGGCCCACGGACCTCGTCCGGCGTCCACGGGTGTGTGCAGTGTGTGCAGGTGTGTGCAGGCAACGGCTCGTTTGCTACACACAACGCAAGTTATTGATTTACAACGAAATAACGCAAATGTGTGCAGTGTGTGCAGTGTGTGTAGGTAAAACGCTACTTTATATATATTTATTTTTATTTTATTTTTTTAGTTGGCTTTTTAACTTAAACAACAAAATAGCTACACACACTGCACACATGAGTGTTTATGCGGCCTGTAGCCCGATTTTGCCTGCACACATTGCTGCACACATTGCTGCACACACCCCGTTTGCTGCACACATTGTTGCGAATCATTCTCGTTTGATCCAATTTACTGTATATCCGTCCAGTAAAAACAGCTCGCTTTTCAAGCTCGCTGGTCGGTGACACTGACCGTTGACAACTGTCAACTAACAATTAACAACGGAGAGTAATCATGACCAAAGTACAACGACTACAGTTAACTATCTTAGCACTACTAATGATTGCTGCAGGAGCTATGCTATGAACACCACGCTAACCAAATTGTACGTCCACATTGACAACGCAGTGGAGTACGCTAAACAAAACCCAAGCGAAGTGCTGTTAGCCGTTATTGCACTGTGCTTGTTTGATATCGAGCAAGATGTAGACGAACTAGAAACACTATTAGAAGTCACAGGAGAGTAACCATGTATATGCATTCACTAGAAACTGAGCACTGGTCTTGGATCACTGACCACGAACAGATGTTAACTGACCACGAGTCACAAGACTTCGATGTCGAAACAATGATCCTCACATTAGAAACCACAAACGAAAACGGAGAGTATTACAATGACTAATTCATTCATCGCAGACGCAGTAGCACAGATGTCAGAGAAAAATAACCTTAACGGTCTCATCGCCGCAGAGGTTCTCAGACAGGTTCACGGGCAAACTGCCAACCAAATAGCACTTACGTATCTTCAGCTTCAGAAGGAACGCAAGGACGCTAAACGTGAGCAGGAGACAGCAGGCACCTCACCACAGTTGCTCGCCAATCCAGAGTACATACTGACCTTCGTACAAGCAGTTATGAATCAAGTATGTTGGAACGCACGTAGGTTATTCATCGCCAACTCAGCAGAAGACTTTGCCAATGGCATCGACTTCTCGCAGGATGTATCAGAGCAGGTGGGCGTGAGCATTGAGAACTCACACATGGCAGAGATCGTTGACGACGACTTCATGACCCTTAACAACCTACACACATGGCTGGGCGGTCAGATGTCCTATCTCAATGACATTCAACCTCTGTTCTACTTCTCACAGTCAGAGAACATAGACGGCCAGTGGGTCACAACCACTCAGTGCACGTCCTTCGACGACGCATTCACAGCAATGCAAGAGATTGTAGAACGTCTCAACAACGAAGCAGATGGAAAAATCGTAGCAGAAGCGCAGGGGCTAGACTTCAGCGCTAAAGCAGCATGATCCGCACATCCGCAACCAAACCCACTTCGGTGGGTTTTTTTATGCCCGTGGTACCGCTAGTTGACATCGAGCATGTCAATGGGGCGGCGGAAAGGGCATTAAGCGTGCCGTCGTATGTATCCAATTAGATACAGTTAGCGTCTGATCGGTAATGATGGCGCGTCTGATTGGGAGTAAAAAGTCATGCAAAACTGGAATTAGGTTCCAATATTTCATGAAGGGAGGGAGAGTGAATGATAGACGACATAATAGAATACTGCTTTTATCAATCTGGCCTTACTGCACAAGGATGCTGGGATGAACTTGACGACTAATGCTAAGAGGCTATCGAAAGTTTCGCTAGACTACTTGTGCAAGAATGCCTTGCTGAGAAAAAAGAGCGTGAGATTGCACTGCAAAAGCTAGCAGAATAACAACACCGGAGTAATAACCATGAACGAATACTACAAAAAACTCTATTGCACACATGTTGATGAAGACAGTTGGTGGGAACACGACGCCCGTGGCATCCCATTGTGCCGTGTCTGTGAAAAATGCATGGGCGTTAAGCTCGAACAATATCGCCCCGAAGTACTAACAAACTCAAATTACTATGCAGACGAACCAATCGAAGAAGAATAGAAACAAACCAGCAGAAGATTGTGCTGCATGCAACAACTTCTTACCGGGTAAATACAAACCAACGTGCAGTCTTAACCACAAGATGCGCTTTTCGATACATCGAAATACTTACGTAAAAAAATGCAAGGAGTACCAGCCAAAGGAGAACTAACCAATGTCAACCAACACAGACTGGGATGCAATAGCAGATGCATTCGATCTAATAGAAGATGCAGATTTTATACAAGAGTTTGAAGACAGAACATGGATAAGCGTCAACAGTGAAGACTACAGACGCGTGCTACAAACAATACGAACCCAAGGAGAAGACCTATGTCAATGACAACGATACATATACCAGTAGACGAACAGATACTAACGCTAAATGAGCTTAGCGACTTAATGATGCGCGACGAAGTATGTGAGCTAGCAGAGATGCAAGGCTTCATTTGCATAGAAGACTCAGACTCAGACTCAATCAAAAACCTAATAAAAGCTTGGTTAGAAGAGACTCAGCCAGATGAGATATACAAAGTGTTACACGCAATAACACACCACTTGTACCACAAATACGGATCTGTTTAATCAGGAGGACTTATGATAATCGCAGGATTGCTAACCGCATGCGCGTTTCTTATCTTGCTTTACAAACTTAATTTAAAACGCGTACTTCAATACGACATCGTAGTAGATGTAGCAATAACCTTCTTTCTTATGTGGATATTCGCAGGCACGTTTGCAGGCATGATGGCAGCCATTATCGGCGGACTCTTTGTGTCTATCGTGCTTGTTCTGCTAAAGAAAACAATGCCACGTCAAAAGCTTGGCATCATCAAAACTGACAAATTCCCGTACCGCAAAGTCGGTTGGATGACCATTAACCCCTAACACTGAGCACTGACCAATGACAGATATCATTAGCCAAGAACAACTGTGGCTTAGCCAAGCTTCGCTATTCAACTTTGAATACAACTCGACACAGTTGCTGCAAATAGCGCTTGATAAAGGATTCATTCGAAAAGTAGGAGAAGACCAATACGAAGTAAACCGTAACTACCCAGAACCATTCGAGGACGATAACTATGATCAGCAGAATAGACGACGATCCATACAGTGACTATTCGGACTACATAGAACGCAAAGGAGTATACCGACCTGTAGCCAAACACGACACATCAGATGCTGCTTACGAGCAAGCACGCGATGAAGAACTTAATATTACATGGGACCCAATCAACGAACCGTCAAGGAGTGACAAATGAGAAGTATCAGACCAACCGAACTAGTAGCAGAGCTGCGTGCCAACGCAATGGCCAAAATCCCATCTATGATCTGGGGTGGCCCCGGCCTTGGTAAATCGCAGATCGGGTATCAATTTACCAGCTCGCTTAACGCAAAGATGTTTGAGCTGCGCGCCAACTTATTTGACCCGGTAGATGTACGCGGCGGGCTCAAAGTTGTAGAGATGAAAGACGGTACATACCGCACATTCTACGGCGTGCCAGAAGACTACCCAGATGAAGACTATCAGGGCGTAGTTGTGTTGTTCATTGACGAACTGCCCAACGCACCTAAAGCAACACAAAATGCGCTGCTGCAGTTGTTGCTTGATTTCAAGATCGGCACGTACAAACTGCCAGCTAACACGATCATCATTGCAGCAGGTAACCGTGCGCAAGATCGTGCCGCTGTACATGAGATGCCAACACCTGTTAAGAACCGTTTCGCTCACTATCAGCTAGAAGCAAACGTTGACGACTGGTGTGGATGGGCACTGAAAAATAACATCGATCCATCAATCACTGGCTTTATCCGTTACCGACCAAGCCTGCTGCACTCAGTCGATGCTACACAGAATGCATTCCCAACACCTCGCGCGTGGGAGATGCTCAACCGCAAGCTGCCGTTTATGTCTGATCCATTCTACGGCTGTGCATCGCTCATTGGCGACGGACCTGCCGGTGAATATCTAGCGTTCAAGTCCATCTATCAGGATCTACCTAACATAGATGACTTAATCGCTAACCCAACTACAACCAAAGTACCAACCGAAACATCGTTGTTGTATGCCATTTCAGGTGCACTCGCAGCTAAAGTGGACACCAACAACTTCGAGAACATCATGAAATACGCACGACGCATGCCAGCAGAGTATCAAGTCGTCGTTGTGCGCGACTCGCTTGCTAAGGATAGCACGCTTGTAAACAACCCCGTGTTCCAGAAATGGACACAAGACAACGCAGCAGTGCTGCTTTAATCAGGAGGATACATCATGGCTTCAGTACGATTAACCGGGCAACTACGTGAGAAGATTCACCAAAAAGCAATGTATGCATTTGGAGTAGCTAACCCTGAACCAATGCCATCAGCTGAGTTTACCACGTTACTAACACAAGCTATCCCACGTATGCCGTCTCAAATCGGCTTACGTAAAATGAAAAAGATATACGAAGATGAGCTAGATGGCGCTAAATCATTCGGCTGCGTATCAGCTAAAATCATAAACAAAACAATAGACACAATATCTATAGAGTGGTCAGATGATGCGTTCTCCCGTGACAAATCAATAAGATTCGAACCGAGCGCACCGATCAATGTGCTACGCAACGACACTAACTCTTATTACATGTCATTCCTGTCGTATATAGAAGACTATGCACAAGAAGACAGAACACAGTTACAAGAGTACGCAACAGATCTGTTTAACCGACGTAACGAGAATAAAGAAGCAGAACACCAGTACCGCTACAAAGTGCGCGACTTACTCAACCGATGCAACACGCTCAAGCAGCTGCTAGAAGTGTGGCCTGCTGCAGAAAATCTTGTGCCATCAGAATATGTATCCAAGTTGCATGAGAAGGTTACACGCAAGCAACGTGCTCAAGCAGTCAAAGAAGAGATTGACTTCAACCCAGACGATGTCAACCACGTAGTACTGACTGCTAAATTACTCGGTGCCTAATATGACTAGGCACGAGCTAATTATCTTATACGCACTAATCCTAGCTTCAAGACCAAACACAGACGTAGGAAACACAAATGAAGCTGCAGTTGTTGCTGCAGATCATTTAATAAAACTGCTCAAACAACAGGAGGAACACGATGTCAGCTGAATCAGCCATGCTAAAAGCACGTGCTCAGCTACTTATGGACCAGCCGTTCTTCGGAACGCTGGCCATCAAGCTTAAGCTTGTTGCTGACCCGGAAGTAAAGACAGCGGCAACTGACGGCGCGCGTCTATTATATGCTCCTGACTTTGTGTCAAAGCTAGATCCAATTAAACTTCGCGGCCTTATTGCGCACGAAGTCATGCACTGCGTGTTCAATCACATGACTCGACGCCAAGAACGCGACTCAAAAATATGGAACTCAGCATGTGACTTTGCGATAAACAGCCACCTTGTAAGCAGCGGGTTCGTGCTGCCTGACGGCGCGCTTCTTTCAAAAGACTACGAAGACATGACTGCTGAAGAAATCTACAACCGCATCAAAGACGACGCACCCAAGCCCTGTGCATGGGGCATGGTCCTTGACAGTGGAGCAGGCACAATCAACAGCGGATCGTCGGCAGCGTTAGAAAGCGAATGGCAAGTAGCAGTAACGCAAGCAGCAGAAGTTGCCCGGCAACGCGGTAAGCTGCCAGCTCATCTTGCTGAATTCATAGCAGATATTGTTGACCCGCTAGTTGACTGGCGTAGTGTGCTGTGGCCCTTCTGCCAATCGCTTATCAATGATGACTACACATGGCGCAAACCAAACCGTGCATACATCAGCGAAGACGAATACCTACCAAGTATGCACAACGAAGCTGCTGGACACCTTGTTGTAATTGCTGACTCAAGCGGCTCTTGTATGAACGAGTACCAGCAGTTCATGTCGGAGATGGCTGCTATTCACTCTGACTTGACGCCAGAAAAAGTTACAATACTGCACGTAGACGCAACGGTTCAATACGTCAAAGAAGTAGAACGCTACGATCAGTTCCCGATTGACGAGATGTGCGGTGGCGGCGGTACACGTTTCAGCCCAGCCTTTGACTGGATCAACGAGCATGCACCTGACGCCGACGCTGTAGTGTATCTTACTGACCTTGAGTCAGATGACTTCGGTGACGCACCGTATTACCCGGTACTATGGGTCTCAACCAACAGAAAACTAACCGCCCCATTTGGCGATGTCGTATACATGTAAGGAGTAACATGTCGATAGAAACTTCAATCGTAAAAATGCTACAACGCAAAGGAGAAGCATGGTCTGAAGAAGAGATACAGAAGTGCTTGTCCCATAGAAAAAAACAAGTACCACTGACTGTCATTAAACCGACACTAAATAAGCTTACAAAGGAAGGAATACTTGTAAAAATAGACAGCCGCTACACGTTCTTATCGCCAGCTAAACAGCTAGTCTCACGCAGTTGGCGATGATACTATTAGTAGTGGTAATACCGAAGGAATCTGTATGGCCAGCTATTTAATCTTGTTCGTTGCACAAAGCTGTTACGTCGCTACCAAAGCCTTCCAGCAGCTAAACGTTATGCACCACAAACGCGTTTGGCTGTTCTGGACAAGCGGTGTAATGGCCATATTTGAATGCGGCGTCTACGGCACCATTACTTTCAAAGCAATAGAAACGATAAACTCCGGTGACATAGTCTCGTTTGCTTTGTTAGCGATACCGCTCTGGCTTGGTGGAAGCCTTGGGTCTTTATGCTCTATGGAGATTCACAAAAGGTTACGAAAATGAAGCACAACCCAAAACACATTCAGCAGCTAAAAGAAAACAAACCGCCGATGGAGTACGTGCCATACGGACCGTTAGCAGATGTAGCACGCGTAATGAAAACAGGCGCAGACAAGTACGGACGTAAGAACTGGCGCAAAGATAAAATCCTAGCCAGTACATACGTAGGAGCAATAACCAGACACGCGCTGCTTGAATGGGCAGAGGGCATTGACACTGACAAAGACAGCGGACAACATCCATTGGCACATGTCATAGCATGTTGCCTACTGGTAATGGACGCTGAAAAGCATGGCACCTTAATAGACGACAGGCTCGACTCAGAAACAAAAGGGAGCTTAAATGATATTTACTGACCTCGAAGCTGCGTTAGAAGAAGGCGACTTCTTATCAAAGAGCTACTATGAAACACATTACTTGCTTTCAGATGGCGACGTGTACTATCTTCTAACCGAAGAAGAACGGATGGAACCGATGTACAAATCCTTTCAATTACTGGAAGTATTTAAAAGCTGTATCTATATCTAGGAGGATATATGGACGTAAAGGAGTACCTAAAGTTATCAGAAGAGTTCGACAAACAAAACTCTTTCTCATCACAGATTGAACTGACACACTTCGTGACAGTCTGGCTTAAGTCAAGATTACCAGAAACATACAAAGAGCTAGAATCAAGTTTTCAAGATAAGGAATCGCAGATCTATGCCCACAGAGAATGCCAATCTCACATCAACGACATTGACTTCTAAACAATTACTGCGAAAGGAATTAGAAGAGCAGATCAACGCTTTTTTAAAAGCAGGTAATACAATTAAACAGTGCGAGATACATGAATCGGCTTTTGAAAACCATTTCAGAGAATTCATGACTAGGAATGAAACTCGCATAAAAGAACACATGGAGAGAGAACGTGCCGAAACTGGATGTAGTGACACTTGACTTTGAGACCTACTACGACACAAAACTAAGCCTTACAAAGATGACCACAATGGACTATGTCAAGCACGACAAGTTCAAAGTGTGGGGCGTCGGCATAAAAGTAAACGACAACGACACCGAATGGTTCGGCGAAGACGAAACAGAAGACGCGTTGCATCAGATTGACTGGCCAAACGCACGTCTAGTGTGCCACAACACTCCTTTCGACGGTTATATACTCACGCAATACTACGGGCTCAAACCAGCCTACTACTGCGACACAGCGTCAATGGCACGGGGCGCTAACCCCGGACAGTCAGCACGGTTAAAGGACGTAGCAGAACGGTTATTTCCCAACGACCCGTCAATGCGTAAAGGCGACGAACTGATTAACGCCAAAGGTATATATGATTTGCCTCCCGATATAGAAGAGCAGATCGCTGGCTACTGTATTCAAGACGTAGATCTAACCTATGCCATCTACAATGCGTTCTTAGAAACAGCATACCCACAGTCTGAAATGGACCTAATCGATCTCACAGTACGCATGTTCTGTGAACCGTCACTTAAGATTGACCGTGAACGATTGACCTCGTACCACGAACAAGAGTTCAATAACGCAGAGCAACTAATAGCTGCATCTGGTTACGACCGTAAACAGCTGGCAAGTAATCCGCAGTTTGTCGAAATTGTAGAGAGCCTAGGCATAGTAGTTCCAACCAAACCAAGTCCATCTAATCCAAACAACAGCATACCTGCTCTTGGTAAGAATGACGCTGGCTTCAAACAGTTAGCTGCTATGTATCCAGAACACCAACACCTATGGGACGCTAGAATCGCGGTTAAGTCTAGGCTAACAGAGACGAGGTCTAAACGGTTCCTCGATGCAGCAGATGATAACGACTTTATACCAGCTCCGCTGCGTTATTACGCTGCACATACTGGCCGCTTTGGCGGTACAGATAAGCTTAACATGCAGAACTTGCCGCGAGGCGGTGAGCTGCGCCAATGTCTTATGGCACCGGAAGGGCATCTACTTTATGTCGCTGACTTGTCAAACATCGAAGCGCGCATGCTTGCATGGCTTGCGGGTGAAGACGAACTTGTACAACAGTTTCGCAACGGCGACGACATTTATAGCAACTTTGCATCAGTTATCTATGACAGGCCGATAAACAAAAAAGACGACCCAACAGAACGCTTTGTAGGTAAGACTGCTATCTTAGGTCTTGGCTATGGCATGGGCCACGAAAAGTTCCGAGCTACACTTAAGTCTGGGGCTATGGGCCCAGCTATGGAGTTCGACATAGACGAATCACAAAGCATCGTACGTAAGTACCGCAACACTTACTCCAAAATAAAATCGTTATGGACTAAGCTCGAAGACTTACTAATAATGTCTCTACACAAAGACAACTACGGACATAGGTACGGACCACTGACCGTTGACCACGAATCACTGATACTGCCAAATGGTATGGCATTACGATACCACGGTCTAAGAAGAACTGTTAAAGGACTCACTTTTAAGTCACGTAACAAAGATGAATACACATACGGAGGAAAAATAACCGAGAACGTTGTACAGGCACTCTCAAGAATTGTCATTACAGACAGTATGTTACGGCTATCTAAGTCTGTAGAAGGTGGGAAGGTTGCGTTAACGGTGCACGACGAGATTATTATTGTTGCCCCAGATACCAATCCTCATGCTACAATGCAGAAGATCATCGACGACATGTGTCAAGCGCCTGACTGGTGCTCAGACATTCCTTTGGATGCAGAAGGCGGATTTGACATTCGATACAGCAAGTAATGACGCGACTAGTACTTACAAGAAAACTGAACGAAACAGTCGTCTTGCATAGAGATAATAAGGTCATTGCGTCTTTAAAAATAACAAAAATAGATCGTAATCAAGTTCGTTTAACTTTTACTGCAGACAAAGAGATAAATATAGACCGCGAAGAGATCTTCAATATCGACAATACGCATTAGCAAAACTAATGTATTCTCTAGGAGGAGAGCCTATGAGGGTGACTTTTTTGGAGGCTACAAACGGCCTCAAACTTACAAAACAATATTCAGCTAAAAACGGCTTTACACCATATCCACATGTTAAAGCAGTAACATCTCACAAATACGAGCTACCCGTTTCAAAAAATGGTCTAGAGCAATTAGAAAAATTGCTAAGAAAGCATGGAGAAAACGGACACTGCTTACTTAAAGGTAACCTAAAACGAGACATTATTAACGAAAGCAGAGCGGGACTAACTGACCGCAACGCAACGTCTAACCTGCTTGTATTAGACATAGATGGCGTAGAGCTATCAAAGCAACTTGCTACCAAATCAAAGCTAACTTCTATAGACGTAGTTTACTTAGCTAACCAAATAATCGCAGAGCTCCCACAAGAGCTGCACAGCACAAGCTTCATTGCACAAGCGTCTTCAAGCTTAGGGCTCAAAGGCAACAAAACATCAATGCACATATTCATGCTGATGACTGTTGCGATGCCACCAAAAGCAATAAAGTTGTGGCTGCAAGATGTTAACTACGAATCAGATGTATTCTCTGAACAACTACAGCTGTCAGTAAACGGACAGTCGTTAAAGTATCCGCTAGACTCTTCTGTTGCAGATAACTCAAAAATTATATTTATATCACCGCCTTCGTTTGAAGCCCAAAGGCAAAACCCTTTTGCTACAGATGAAGACCGCGTTGTATTAGTAGAAAGAGAAAACGCATCGTTTGATCTAGCACCTCTTATGGGCAACATAAGCCCACAGAAGTGCTATGAAAAAAGCCAAGCAATCAAAGACAAACTGCGAGAACAAGCCGGATTCAAAAAGAAACCGACTAAGACTCGACTAACGTCTATAGACAATATGACAGAAGAAGTTCTGGTTAACCCAGACAAGATGTCCATATCTATTGCAGACACAAGCAGCTTTCCATACATACGTTGCAACATAAATGGTGGCGATAGCGGCGCTTACTACTTTAACATCGAACGCCCAACGTATATGTACAACTTCAAAGACGAGCCGATCTTTGAGATAGAAAAAGCAGACAAAGACTTCTACACATCTATATTCGATACGTTTGCAGATGAGCTAGAAAAAATAGGTAAAGCTGAGTTCCCAATTGTTATGCGCGATTTCGACTCAGATACGTTTTACGCTGGCATGTTCAACCCAAACCACAATCAGTTTTCTGACGACTACCCGCTTACCCCAATAGGTAAGCAGAACATAGAAGACTTCTTTATATCGCACGGTAAGTTAGCCCCAGACTTTATACCTGAAGCTAAGGTAAAGTTTATGCCAACGTCTAACGAGCCTGCTATTAACCTTGCAAAAACGCCATACGAGATAAACACATATAGAAAAACAACGTACGCTTTAAACCCGAAAACGCCCGCTAAGCCTTTAGAGTTTGGCACAGCAAAGACTATATCGCGTATCTGCCCGCTGTCTTACACCATAATGAAACACATGCTAGGTGATGGGCAAGAAGAGTTTGAACGCTTCATTAATTGGCTTGCGTACATATTCCAGACACGTAAAAAGACTGGCGTATCGTGGGTTCTGTCAGGTACACAAGGCACAGGTAAAGGCGTGTTTTACTCACGCATACTTCGTGGCCTATTCGGTACTCACCATGCGCCTATGCGTTACTTGCAAAGCATGGAAGAGCAGTTCAACTTGTACATGCGAGACGCGTTGTTCTTAGTAGTAGACGAGTTCCACATGGCATCATCGTCTAGCGGTGCAGGAAAGATGGCTGATAAGCTAAAGAACCAGATTACTGAACCTACAATTACAATCAGAGGCATGCGCAGTAACCAAATAGAAATTGATAACTACACAAACTTTATATTTCTTACCAACAGAGTAGACGCAGTAAACATTGAGAATGGAGACCGTCGATACAACATTGCTCCTAAGCAAGATAAAAAATTAATCGAAGCATACCCAGATATACCAGAACGACTAGATACTAACGAGCTTGAAGAAGAGCTATGGTCGTTAGCTGGGATATTACAAACGTTCAAGTACGATAAACGATTGGTAGAGACGCCGATAGATAACACCGCCAAAGAACAAATGCGCAATGTGTCTATGTCTGTCTTTGACGAGTTTTGCCAAGCATTAAAGCACGGCAAGCTATCTTCGTTTACAGACATACTAGACATAAACGTAGCAAGCATACTGCACAGCAACGAAATAGAAATCGCACAGCGCATTGTAAAAACTTGGATTGCCCAAGTAGATGACGAATACATGGTCGTACCTATGGAACATTTGCGAACCGTTTATCACGTACAGACTGAGCAAAACCCAAGGTTTTCACAGCGTGAGTTTTCTAAGCGCATGAACAGAAACGGATTAGCATCAGAACGAAAACGCCCTTATGGTGCTAGTAGAGATGCTAATCATATAAGCGGGCTTGTAGTAAATTGGACTTTAACTCAAGAAGAGTACGACTACTTAATAGCAACTTACTTTAAACCAGAAGACCATCGCCTTCTAAAAAGCGCATAAAACTAGCAAAGCATTGTTTTATTAGTTACACTAATAAAAACAACTGACTAGGATATCTAAGTGGTTAAGCTAACTCAGGATAAGAGACCAGACATAACCAAGCCTTTAGAAAAACCAGAGCAGCTCGGTGAACTAAAGGCTTGGTCTTACTCAGCGCTTAAAGTTTTTGAAGAATGCCCTTACAGGTCTTACATTCAAAAAGTAAAAAAGATTCAAGAACCGTCAAGTCCAGCAGCAGATCGCGGCACACAGATACACCAAGAAGCAGAAGACTACGTTAAAGGTGAGCTAGGTGAACTACCAGCTTCGCTAAGCAAATTTAAAAATGACTTTGAGCAGCTACGAGATTTATTCGCTGAAGCTAAAGTAGAACTAGAAGGTGAATGGGGCTTTGACCTTGAATGGAACCCTTGTGGTTGGATGGAAAAATCCACATGGGCACGTATCAAGCTAGATGCTCTCGTGCATGAAGACGAACAAAGTGCACGTGTAATTGACTACAAGACAGGTAAAAAGTTTGGCAATGAAATAGGCCACTCGCAGCAGTGCTTGTTATATGCAATTGCTACTTTCTTTAGATACCCACACATAGACTTTGTGCAGACCGAGCTATGGTATCTAGATAAAGGCGAGACAACTAAGAAATCCTTCACAAGAGAACAAGCGATGCAGTTCGCTCCGGGCTTTCACAGACGTGCAATTGCAATGACTACTTGCGAAGACTTTTCACCAACGCCAAGTAAAGACTCTTGCCGATGGTGTTCTTATGGAAAAGGCGACTACCCCGAATGTTCGTGGGGCGTCAACTAACAGCTCTCCGTACCAACCCCCACCCCTAGGTTGGTTACTCCCCTTCCCCGCCCCCTCCAGCGGGGTTTTTTTTTACCTAAAATAAGAGGCAACAATGGGAACTATACTACTGCGCTTACTCACTCTCATGGAAATTGTGTTATTCATAAAACACTTTAAGGAGCAATCTAAAAATAATGAAACAGATAAGCGTGTATCACTTAGTGAGGATGAAGCATGAAAAAATATAGAGTAGCGGTGGCATATGAGTCTGGATTTGTTGTCGAGGTAGAGACTCCCAATAGCCAATTAGCGAGAAATCTTGTCATGGAAATGATTGACGAGGATGGCATTCCAGAGGATGCAAAAGTGTTGCACAGAGATTATTTTATTACTGATGTAAAAGTGGATGATCTGACAACATGCAAATGATGTACAACAGAGATGGCACACTAATAGAGTACACCCTGAAGACAGATCCGCCAGAAGCGATGTATTGGACGACTTACCGATTGAAAAAAAGGGATATACAGATCATAACAAAGACTGACAAAGCTACAGCGGCACAAATACGACAGGAAATATTCGATGACATTATTAGCAGAGAACCAAACATTAAAACGACAAAGGACAAAGTACATAAAGAGCGTCAAAGTACCTCACAAGAAAATGCTAAAGGAAGGCAAAGCCAACGCAAAACTAGGCGACGTAATAACAATTAAGAAGTGGAAAGGATTAAAAATATACTCATTGACACTAGAAGAACGAGTGTCATGTCCAGATTACTGCGAACAATGGGATAATTGCTATGGTAACAACATGCCGTTTGGTCATAGGTTTGATCATACTCACCCAGATTTCTTACCGCTCTTACGAGAGCAACTTGTCGAACTACTAACTAAACACCCTGAAGGCATCGTCATACGTCTTCACGTACTCGGTGACTTCTTTGACATTGACTATTGCATTTTTTGGGTACAAATGCTCATAGAACACCCTAACCTCAAAGTGTTTGGCTATACGCATCACAGACTGTCTACTGAGATGGGTCAAGCTGTAGACTCTATCAACCGTATAGCGCCAGACCAATCAGCAATACGGTTTTCAGACGACCACACAACAGATTTTGCTGCGTATACAGAAAATACTGTAGGGACAGTATTCAAAGGTATCTATTGCCCAGAACAAACAGGTAAGACTGCAAGCTGCGCAACGTGCGGATATTGCTGGTCTTCAGATCAACCAGTAATTTTTCTTGAACATTAAATATAAGCTGTGCTAATATTATTTGTAATCAATGAGTGATCAAATATGCAAGAAGCATTCGAACATCAAAAGACAACTACAGACTTCATATTAAATAACGAACGAGTACTTGTAACATCTGACCCCGGCACTGGCAAAACGCGCAGTGTTATCGATGCATTTGTACGGCGCAGTAAAAGCAAAATGCTTGTGCTTGCCCCGCTATCTATCCTTGAAGCATCATGGGGAGACGACATAAAGAAGTTTGCTCCGCAGCTAACGTTTGCCGTTGCATACGCAAAGAACCGAGAAAAAGCATTCTTAGAAGACGTAGATATCGTCATCACTAACCACGATGCAGTTAAATGGTTAGTTAAGAACAGCAAGTATTTAGACCAATTCGATATGTTGTGCATCGATGAGTTCACAGCATTCAAGAACAAAGACAGCCAACGCAGTAAAGCTGCACTTAAAATTGCACAGCACTTTAAGTACCGCGTAGCAATGTCAGGTACCCCTAACAGCAACACTATCCTTGACATCTGGCACCCGACACTAATCATTGACGACGGTGAACGGTTAGGTCGCAGGTTCTACGGCTTCAGATCAGCTGTCTGTACATCACACTTCAATGGCTTTGCTAACGAATGGGTAGACAAAAGCGACGCTCAAGAGATTGTTGCTGCAGCGCTGCATGACATAAACATTCGCTACAAGCTAGAAGAGTGTATCGACATGCCAGAGCAGACTACACGTCAAATGTACGTGACTCTGCCAAAAACTATCCAAAGCCAATACATAGCGCTAGCTGAAGACTCAGTACTGTACACAGGTAAAACAACAATCAATGCTGTACACGCCGGTGCCAAAGTTAAAAAGCTACTGCAGCTGTGCACTGGCGCTGTGTACGACGAACACGGTGTAGCACAGGGCATACATTCAGAGCGATATGACTTAGTTATGCAACTTGTGCAAGAGCGGAAACACTCGCTAGTTGCATTCAACTGGAAGCACGAACGTGACCACATGACAGCGCTAGCTGACAAATTAGGTATATCGTACGGCGTTATAGATGGCAGCACACCAAGCCACAAACGCAAAGATATCGTTGACCGCATACAAGCTGGTCAGCTGCAAGTAGTGTTTGCACACCCGCAATCAGCAGGCCACGGTCTAACCATGACCAAAGCTACATCGATTATATGGTCGTCGCCAACGTACAACGCAGAGCATTACCAACAATTCAACCGACGTATCTACCGTGCCGGTCAAACACAACGCACTGAGATCATACAGATCGCAGCTAAAGATACGTGGGAAACAGATGTATATGAAAAACTAGACGGTAAACTTACACGAATGGAAGAACTATTAACAATTCTTAATGAGCTACACAAAAAAGGAAAGACTAATGGTTAATGAACAAACAACAATTAATGACTTAATTGCTTCTCGAGCAGCCATCAAAGATCAAATGGATGAGCTTAATCGAGAGTTAAAAAGCTTGCGTGAGACACAAGATAATATCGATGTCTTACTGCTCAAGAAGATGGATGCTGAAGGTTTGTCACGCACTGCGAACGACAAGGCTTCTGTATCGATCAATGAGGATATGGTACCTGAAGTTATTGACTGGGATCTGTTATACGATCACATCATAGCTACCAGAGACCTTAGCCTCTTGCACAGACGCGTCAGTTCAACTACATACAAGGAATTGCAGAAGCTTGGCGAAGCAGTCCCCGGTTTGCAGCCACGAACTGTACGTCGAATCAACTTTAGATCACTTTAATTTATTAATGAACAAGGAACAATGAACTATGAGTAGCACAGCGTTAGCAATCCCAGAAGACAAAGTACCAGCATACATCAAGAAAGCAGAAGGCGTAGGCCGTGGCAATGAGAACGTTGGCAACAACGTAACCATTCCCCGAGTCAAGCTGTTACAAAAAATGTCTGACGAAGTAGATAAGCATCATGCCAACTATGTTAAAGGCGCAGAGCCCGGCCACTTCCTCAACACCTTGACCGATCATAACTACGGTGAAGAACTGTATGCCATCAGCATTACGTTCAAACACGAGTTCACTGTTTGGCGCAAGCGTGATGCAGGCGGCGGTTTGTTGGGTTCTTTTAGCTCACAAGCAGAAGCACAAGATGCAATCAACGCGCAAGACAAGCCTCAAGACTATGACATCACCGAGACTCACACTCACGTGTTGCTGCTCAAAGATCCTGAGACAGGTAGCCTTGAACCCACCCCAGTAATCATGGACTTTGCCAGCTCCAAGCTACGTATCTCTCGTAACTGGAACTCGCAGATCGGCATGAAAGGTGGAGACCGATTCTCTGGTCTTTGGAAGATCAAGTCGGTAGCTGTAGAAAACCGCATGGGCAACGCGTTTATGAACGTAGACGTTGAGTTTGTCGGTTGGGCTCAAGAAGAAGATTACAAACTGGCCGAAGCGTTATATGAGCAGTACTCGTAATCTACTGAGTCGTGCATGAACGAGCACGGGTTTGTAAAATCCGTGCATCGTCATCTTCCTTCTGACGTATTCGTCTGGAAGATACACGACACGTTTGCTGGCGGGGTACCAGATGCATTTTATGCTGGCCCCGCTAGTATTCTATTTGTCGAATACAAGTACGTAAAGAAACTGCCAAGCAAAGATACAACTGCTATAAGGACATCGCTATCCGTGCAACAAGCACTCTGGTTAGATCGACTAGCAACTTACAACCAACGCGCTGCAGTAATAATCGGCTGCGAAGAATCTGCCATTGTCCTCGAGCAAAAAGAATGGAACAACTACCTTTTAAAATCTGATTACCAAAAGCGTGCCGTGTCTAGAAAAGAAGTAGCCGACTGGATAACGGGAGTTGTCTGTGGAAACTAGACTAGAGAACTTGCAACGTGAGTGGAAACTAAAAAAGCAACGCGATAAAGTCACACAGACAGAAGCAGCGGCTAAAATTGGGTGGACACAAAGCGCGTTTAGTCAGTACCTGAGTGGGACAACAGAGCTAAACCCGTCCGCTATCATAAAATTAGCTAAGTACCTCGACATACCGCCCTCTAAAATAGATCCAGAATTGTATAGCGATCTAACCTGCCCATTTTGCCAAAATAAGCTTTAAAATCTGCAGCACTAAGCCCTTGTTAACGCTCTACTTTTCACGTAGGAGCGCCTCTCTCAACCCCTAAAATTAACGCTTTTTAGGCGTGTAACCCTTGTTGGTTTTTGACTTAGGCATGCGAGCTTTCTTTGGTTTTTGGTTAATACAAGGTTGTCCTTTGTGCATATTAAGGCTCCGTTGGCCACTGAACTTGGTCAAGGCTGGTTACCCCTTCCAAGTTAGCAGGAATATCTCGCAACTGTTGGCGGTACGATGCCCACCAACCTTTAACAGTTGGGCTGAGAGGTGAGTCAGGCATTTGGGTCCAATCGGATTTAGCTAATCGTATATCACGCTCATTACGAAGTAGCTCCATAAAACGAGCAGAGTCAAAGTTCCACTGCATGTTTTCCCATGCATAGTACTCGCCCGGCCTAGCAGTTCGCGTTGACCACTGACCGTTGTCATAGACCCATGTATTTATTACTTGGACATCGTTAGAAGTGTACGGTATATGGATAGCTAATAAATCACCGTACATTTGACCATTGTAAAATGCAGAGTCAGTACTGGGAGAGATTATGCTTACCACCTCGCCGTTAGCATTTACCATTGCAACTTTAATCATTAAAACCTCGCAAGCATCTCTACTCTGGATGATGAGTTTGTAACTGGTGGTAACGAAAAATATATCGTTCCATACGGATCAACTAAAGAGCTGAGCTGATCGTTAGTAAAATCAAACTTAACTTTATAAGCAAGACCGCTAGTGTATGACGGGGCTTCAGGCGCAAAACCAAAAAACCCATACGCGTTCATGCATGCCCATGTGTTGTTTAGTAGCTCCCCGCCAACGTTAGGATACACACTAGCAAAAGTAGAGGAGGAAGGGGTAGTTACTCTAGACTGATAAACCCTGCTAGTGCCGTATTCAGAAGTAAATGCTAAATTGCCAGATGAGTTGTAGACATTTAATCCATATCCACTAGACGGGACAGTTAGTGTTTGCGACTTAGTAAGTATTATGTAGTCAATACTTTGCCCTGTACTACTAAAACTATCATAAAAGTAAAATCTAGGCGTAGCTCCACCAATACGATCAAGCAACATACTAAACTTGTAAACACCGCTAGGAGTAGAAGGCTTAGCAAAAATAATTATATCATCAGGCGTGCCAGAAGGAAGATTAGTAGGAGTTGCCCCAGCTCCGGGTGATTGAGTAGTTACAGTGCCAGAACCAAACACAGACACGTTGTCAAAAGGTTCTGCAACCTGCACAAAACCAGATGCGTTACTAACTGTCATACCATAACTCATACTCGAAATACCTGTATGCTGTAATACCTAGTCAAGTTATTTAAGTTTTGTACGTTTAAAACGCCGGTAGACCCATAAGTAAGTTTTACGTATGTAGCGTCGCCACCTTCAGAGTTAAACCCCCACGTACCGTCGTTAGTTAAGCCCGGCACGTCTATAGTAGTAGATTGATTAGCAGTAAGAGAGCCAAAGTGATAGCTAACATACCTGACAAGCCTATCCGTTAAAGTTACAACAAGTGTACCTGAAGAGTTGTATATTTCTAACCCATACGCACCGCTAAGAACGCCGTTAAGTGAAATATTAGTTGTGCCACCAACGGCACCGAATGGATTACTAACAACATTCCAATAAAAGCCAACGCCACCATCTACGGTAAAACCACTAACTATGGCACTACTCGATAGTGTTGTGCTCCCAACAGTGTACGAAGTGAAAACATCCCTGTAGCTTTGCCAGCTATCAGATGCGGATATAGTGGGATTATCTAAACGCAGATAAACACGGTTATTGGGTGATTCAGCCGCCCAGCGAGTACCATGTACTATATATTCTTTGCCGCCTACGCCAACAAAAACGCTTGATCCTATATCACCATAAAATAAAGTCGGGCCGCTATCGTAACCATAGTAAGTGTACCCGGTCGATGCCAAATAAGCAGAGCCTACCGTAATGGGAAAGACAACATTTGCCATCTTAAGCGCCTAGATTACCTAACTTGACGCGAAGCGTGCCGCTAGCGTCGTATACTTTTATAGCCCCATTGCTATCCATGTAAATAGAACTAGCGGTGCCATCTGTGTCAGATGATATAGTTAGTTTTTCAGCGTCTATAGAATCGGCCCCAATTCTTGTAGCGTCTATAAGACCAGCGGTTATTTTTTCAGCGTTGATGTTGAGTATCTTAGCATCGTCGATGGCAGCTTCACCGATCTTGGCATTTGTTATAGTACCATTAGCGACAAACGCGTCGCTTATATACACACCTGCCGGAACTTCTACGCCGTTTATTTCAGTAGCAGTAGCAATAACAGTAAACGGAATAACAGGATCGCCAGTATCAGTAGCGCCTTTTAGGATAGCAAAACGATCAGCGTTAACGATAAACTCGCTTACTATTTCGCCAGCATCGTTGGGTGCAGACGCAAGTCCATACCCAGCTACTGCGCCGTTATTGTCTATTTTAACTGTATACTTTGCGTTAAGGCCGTTTATTGATTCAGCTGCTGCTTCTACAGCCGCTGCATTGGCACCGACCACGGACGAAAGCGCACTTACTGCAGTCGATATTGCACTATTAGCTTCGGTTTTAGTGTAATAAGATTCCGTAAGCGTTGCAGAAGTTACATAATCTTCAAGGTCAGTAGTTGAAGCAAGGTCAAGAGTAGCGGCGGTTATAGCATCGTCTGTATCAGCAGAAGTATAATAATTACCAGTAAGCGTCGCGGTAGTTGCATAATTATCCAAATCTGCACTAGACGCCAGACCAAAAATCGCAGTAGCAATTGCTTCATCGGCAGTAGTTTTAGTATAGTAATTCTCTTCAAGACTGGCTGTAGTAGTGTAGTCTTGAAGGTCAGTAGTAGAAACCAAATTTAAAACTGCCGCCGCAATTGCGTCATCAGCCCCAGTTTTAGTATAGTAAGTTTCCTGTAAATCAGCTGTAGTAGTATAGCTATCAAAATCGCTAGCAGAAGCTAACCCTAAAACAGCAGCTGCAATTGCGTCATCAGCCCCAGTTTTAGTGTAGTAAGTTTCCTGTAAATCAGCTGTAGTAGTGTAATTGTCAAAGTCGCTAGCAGAAGCTAACCCTAGAACAGCAGCAGCAATTGCGTCATCTGCAGTAGTTTTAGTATAGTAGTTTTCTTGTAAGTCAGCCGTAGTAGTATAGTTGTCAAACTCAGTAGCGGCTGCTAACCCTAAAACAGCAGCTGCAATTGCGTCATCTGCAGTAGTTTTAGTGTAGTAATTTGTAGTTAAATCTGCGGTAGTAGTATAGTTACCTAACTCTGTATCTACGTATGTTTCAGAGGCTAACCCAAGCACGGCAGCAGCAATTGCTTCATCGGCTCCAGTTTTAGTGTAGTAGTTTGTAGTTAAATCTGCGGTAGTAGTATAGTTACCTAACTCTGTATCTACATACGATTCAGATGCTAACCCTAAAACAGCAGCTGCAATTGCTTCATCAGCCCCAGTTTTAGTGTAGTAATTTGTAGTTAAATTTGCGGTAGTAGTATAACTGCCTAATTCCGTGTCTACGTATGTTTCAGAGGCTAACCCAAGCACGGCAGCGGCAATTGCTTCATCGGCTCCAGTTTTAGTGTAGTAGTTTGTAGTTAAATTTGCGGTAGTAGTATAGTTACCTAATTCCGTGTCTACATACGTCTCAGACGCAAGCCCCAATACAGCAGCTGCAATTGCTTCATCTGCAGTAGTCTTAGTGTAGTAGTTTGTAGTTAAATCTGCGGTAGTAGTATAGTTACCTAATTCCGTGTCTACGTACGTTTCAGAAGCTAACCCTAAAACAGCGGCAGCAATTGCTTCGTCTGCAGTAGTCTTAGTGTAGTAGTTTGTAGTTAAATCTGCGGTAGTAGTATAGTTACCTAACTCTGTATCTACGTATGTTTCGGAGGCAAGTCCCAAAACTGCTGAAGCTATTGCTTCGTCTGCGGTAGTTTTAGTGTAGTAGTTTGCAGTTAAATCTGCGGTAGAAGTATAGTTACCTAATTCCGTGTCTACATATGTTTCGGAAGCTAAACCAGTAGTGGCCGATGCTATTGCTTGGTCGGCTTCAACCGCAGTGTAATACTCTTCAAACAGTGTAGCCCGCGTAGCTGGTAGCCCAGTATCAGGGTCGTTTATTTGAGATTGCAACCCATATAAAGCTAAGGCAGAAGCAGATGTAGAAGTAGCAGAAACATTATTTAGCTCTACAATGGCAGCAGCATTTTCACCTACAAATTCGCCTAAGCTAGTGTAATCACCAAGCAACTGCCAGTAATTAGTATCAGTGGGTAAATTACCAGTTGTTGGGGCTGTTGCACGGTACAACCCACCTTCGTAAGTTACCTGATCATCTATAGCGTAAGAAGTAGCATTATCATACTCAGTTACAGAAATTAGATCATTTATTTGGCTTTGTAGATTTTGACTAGCGGCAGCAACTTCTGCTGCCCTAGCTGCGGCTTCAGTTGAAACGGCTGTAGTTATTGCAGTATTCCTGTCAGAAACTTCCTGCGCTAAAGCCGCTATGCGATCACTAATTTCATCGCCTATAGCTGAGTTTAACTCAGACACCTCATTTGCAATAGTATCGCCAAGGTCAGATATAGCTTCTGTACGGTCATTAATTTCTTGCGTTATAGCGGCAATCCGAGCAGCAGTTTCTTGGGCTAATAAGTACCTAACCGAATTAACAACCGAAGCATCCCCATCTATAAGGTCTATTCTGCTAAGTAAATCTTGGGTTAATTCCGACTCAGATATAGACTCTGCAAGTATCTCTAACAGATACTCAACATCTAACGCTGTCTCAGCTAAAGTCCCAGCCGAAGAGTTAAAAGGACCGGGTATACCGTCCTCACTTACGAACCGTATCCAATAATAGTATGAACTAGACTCTCCAACTGGGTCTGAAAAGGCTATGCCGCTAGATACGCCAACTAGTTGAGCGTCGCCAATAATGTCAGCATCGTGACGCCACACCTCTGTTTGCCCGTGGTTTGTATAGTTTGGAGAGTCCCAAAATAAAAGAATTACCGAGTATGCTCCAGTAGCTGTAAAGCCGGTAGGGGCGGGTGGAACAGTGGTATTTATAGCTGGAGTAATTACAGACGGAGTAAAATCACTACCAGAAAGGTTGGGGTTAAAAGGTCTATCGGTTAAGTCTACCGCTAGCCCGCTATTTATTAACTCTCTTAGCGTAATTGCCCTATCACGCTGATCCCCACGGCGGCCTAATCGCACTTCTACAGCTTCTACTAAGTTCTCTAAATACCTACGAAGCTCCGGGGATATATCCCTAGGTAAGTTAGGTAAGCTAGGTACTTTTGTAGGGTATGTAGTTCGCTTAGTCGTCATAACTCTTGTATCTCTTGCATGCTTTGGGCAAGGCAAACTTCATCAATTGCAACAGAACCTGATACTTCAACTTCCCAAACCTGCGCTATAACAGGCGGTAACCTCATTATAGGTTCACGCAAAGTACCAGTAGACGCGCCAGACGGCACGGTAACTGTTTGTGTATATACACCGCTAGCCTCAGACAAAGAATAGTCGGCGACAAGAGTACCGTCAGCCCACACTTTGACAGCAATAGGGTAATCTTGGGCGTGCACAGACACCCAGCTCATGCTGAGCGGTCTCGGCGTAACAAACTGTTTTGACTTCCATGTAACCTGTTTAGCTTCAGCTCCACCTCTAAATTTTTGTACAGCGCCATCTAAAATCACGTACAGCTCACCATCTTTAGGGTTCATATAGCCGCCCCGAATAGTGCCAGAGTACTCTATAAATGAAAGCGCTGCAGCTTCGGCTCTAGGATCGTATACAAATCCGCCATCTTCCCAAAAAGCCACATAAGTATTTTCGTGCCTAAAAGCTTTGTAAGTAGTAGGGTTAAAATCAGCATTCCATTGTTTAACTGACACTAGGCCTTCAGTGACTACGCTCCCTTCTACTCCACTGACAGCGCACAGCCCATCAGGCCCTGCATACAGTATGTAGCTACCCATATCTACAACGCTATTAACATTTACGCAAGCTTGAGCTAACTCAACCTTAATAGGCGTCATTGCACTTGGATCTGTGCCCGTAACAAAATATGGGGCACCATTAGTAAGGCAGACAACCCCATTACCAGTCGCTCCAATAGCAACTATGTCTTCTTCTAGAGTAATTCTGTAGGATATTGGCCAAGCGTGGGGCAGGTAGGGTTCGCTAAGGCAAAAACGTTTACCTGTAAACCCAGCAAACACACCATTAGCAACGATAATTAACCCTTGCAGAGGGCCATCGGGATACAAAGAAGTGTTATCGTCAGGCGGACCTATCCACGTCTCGCTTGGCAACACTTCGCCTAAAGCAAAAGACGCAGAAGCGTCCTGATACGAAGTAGTTGTGAATGGGACTTCTGCAACGAACTGAAACGTAGTATTAGTAGATCCAGTGTTTGATCTGTATATACGTTTTAACGCGCCGGTCCCAAAGTTATAGTTGCCACTAGGGTGATCAGAAGACGGCATAGGCACAGTAACAGTTTCTGTGTCTGTCCTCTCTAATACATTACTAGCTGGGCTAGGCGGGCCCTCTTCACCGAAAGCAGTTACATACGTGTATACGTACGCTACGTCATCTGGCGTTTGATCTGGATCTGCATCCCCGGTCTTAGAGATAGTGGGGGCGTTTGGTGGCGCTGGAACGCCGAGCCTATAAGAATTAGCAGGGTAACCCGACGTCCCGCTAACTATCGTAGTAACGGTGCCCATTTTAGGGTACTCTTCGCCCGTCCAATACAGCCTATCTAGAGTATCCCCCGGTATCGGGCCGGGGACAGCTTTTACATTAGCTTCTGGCCATTCTAACCAGTTAGTATCCCTGTAATAATAAATAGAGCTTCTATTACTAGACTGCAGCGCAAAAACAGATAGATTAGACGTAATCGGGGTTAATCTACCGGACTCAAAATCTACGTTGACTGCGGTCTGTGCAAACTGTTCCGCTAAAAGCCTAGGCGACACACCCGGCGCTATACCACTGAACCTGTCAATTTTAAAGTAAGCCATACGGTCCTCACATTTTTACGATTTGCAAGTATAAACCGTAAAAACTCTACTTGTCTCGGGCCACGCCCCGAGTTTTTTCAAATGTACGATACGCACCAAGCCCCAACATCCCCATCAAAACAGGCATCATCTGGGATACATCAAGTGCGGGAATAACAACAGGGCTTCCATTGATCGTGAGAACAAAATTGCCGATAGGCACACAAATAAAATTGAAGCCGAGACCAACAGCACATATCCAGCCCACTGCGGGTCTCCATCCTGCCACGAACATCGAGGAACTAGCAGCTTCAGTACGATTAACTTCAATTTGGGACTTAGCAATTTCATGGGCCTGTCTTTCTGCTAACGTGGCTATCTCATGGGCGAGCCTAGCCTTTTCTGTAGGATCTGGGATTATCTTGTCAAGCAAGCCCATCACGGGGCCAATCAACGCCTCAATCATTTCAGCTCCCTAAAACCGCACTGGCTATCACAAAGATAGCGTACAAACCTATGAGTCCAAGACAGCCCGCAACAACAATACTTGCATATTGCCAGCGTTTATTGATCTTCTTAATTCTTTCGTTACGCTCTAAGAGTCTAGCCTTGCGTGCTTCTGCTTGAAACTTAACGAAGTCATCCCATAAGCCAGCTCTACCGTAATACTGCATCAACTCTCTGAGTTCGTCTTCGGCTTGTTTAATCTGCTCAAGTGCTGCAAACTCTTCAGCATCACTGGTAAAGCCATTCTTCTTTGTTTGCCGTAACTTAAGGTCTTCTTTCGCTGTAGTCATCTGACCGATAAAACTAAAACAGTCGGTCAAATCCTTGCCATTGGCTACAAACTCTTTCACTACCGAGTAAGCGGCATTAAACGCGGTAAGCTCCGCAATCACTTGTCGGCCTTTAAATCTAGCTTCTTGTCCAGCTTACCAAACAACCGATCCATATCAGCGCCTCAATCATTTTGTCATCAGCATGGTTTCTAGGTGCTTTACTGTAGCCCTAGCTTCAGCAAGCTCGGCCCGCAAACTTGCTATCTCTTTTAAAAGTTCTTCTTTGTCTTTTATAAGAATATCTACTTTTTCTGACAATCTATCTACCTGCGCCTTTAGGGTGTCATTAAACTCAGCCCTATCTTCCCTTTCTTCTTTTGCCTCAAGGTAAATGCGGTCTGACCTTTTTGATAGATAAGCCCACAAGCCAGAAGCTCCAACTAAGGCCACCAGCAATGGCATAATATCATCTAATGTCACTGATAAACTCCACTTCAAAACGCTTAGCCTCTAGCATCTGCCGCCTAACCAAATTGGCGAGATACAAGCCGTGTGTAAGTAGTATAACAGCTGCGCTTATTCTACCCAAGAAAAACACAACCGTGTTGATTCCGGTGTCCCACTCTATGCATAAATACTCAGCTAGCACTACAGTGGTCAACATTACATCCAGACGAATCGCCCAAAGAAGACACGGCTTTTTAGTCCAGATAGTGCAGTACATAACTAGAATTGAGGCGGCAACCCAAGCAGTTAAATGAAGATTAGATATGCCTACGGCGTAGAATCCACCGGCGGCAATGATACCCCAGATGGAAAGAAGGAGGTGTTGGGCTGTGCCATTAGCTGACTTTAGAGACTCGTAAGTTCCACGCAGCCCTAGCGGTTTCATTTTTCGCTTACCGGCATGGTTGTCATAAAACGGAGAATGACGATACCTGAAGCAATTGTGCACCCAACTATAGCTTGGATGGCAGGGTCGGCAGGTAGAAAACCAACAAAACCCTGCAGCACGGATAAACAGGCAATTGCCACGCCAAACTGCACAGTTCTAGATTTAATCGCTTGTTTAAGCATATACATGCATTCCTATGCAAGGGCTTTAAAAGTATTGTACTATAAGCCCACTAATATACAATAGATACTGCGCAAGCGCAGTTACTTGACTAACAACCTTTTACATGGAGCGTACACAATGGACGAAAAACAAAACAAAGTCGTTAATATCGATGGAAAAGAACATAACTACGATGATCTTTCTGACGCCGTAAAATACTGCATTGCGCAGATCAATGACTTACGTACTCAGTTAGACGCAGCTAAAGCACGTGTTGACCAGCTAAACATGGCACACGATGGTTTCTTGAACTTACTTAAGATCGAGATGGAAAAGCCTAAAGAAGGCGAGCCAGCCGATAAAGCGGTATAAGTTAGGGGGCTATGCCCCCTTTGCTACGGCTTAGTAGGCCAGTCGATTGTGTAAGGAAAATCTGGTTGACTTGTTATATCACGCAGAGCTTGTCTATACTCTGCCCAAGCTTGTTTTTCTTCCACTGTTAAAACAACATCAGTGACGTGCGTCCAGTCACAATCTCGTAGTAACATATTTCTTTCAGCCCTGTATGCGTCGCTTATTTCTATAAGTTGCTCAGGCGTTAGTTGTTCAGCCATTCTAAATTCCTCAAGCTATCGCTATGTAAAGGTATGATGACCCACTAGCATTAACGTTACCAGACGATCCTTTTACAGTGAACCCAGTTGAGTTAAAGTCTGTGTTATAAGTAGTGCTGTTGATCTCAGCTATATTCAAATCAAAGAACAACGCGACTGACCTTGGATTAGTAGTATCTCGAAGATTATCTAGCACAAGCCAGTCAGAAGTACTGTTGGCGCGCTTCAGTAATACAAAGGATGGTTCAAACCCGGTGGTAACTGTAACCCCAGTAGTAGTATTGCCGTTGCCAGTATATGTACCTATTTTGGACACACCAGCCACACTAGCGAAACAATAAGCGGTATATCTAACCGCTAACTCTCTATGTACCCACGCCTTGAATGTAGTGGCAGTGCTTGCATAGGAGGTAGACGCCGTTGTCGCAAATCCAGCATTAGTGTTTAAATACGCGTAGCCATAAGCACCTGTACCCAAAGCAGTACTTCCAGTACCCTGAAGACCCACTAGATTAGAGGTTCCAGTAACTACAACACCCCAAGAACCTGAAGTAAGTTTGGATTTTCGTATAGTTACTTCTGGAACAACGCCTAGCCCGTGCCCTATTGTATCTAAAAAACTGCCTTCACCTGCGTAGTCTACAATACTGAACCCTAGTTCAGTATTAGCGGATACACTACTAGTAATAGTGCCAGCTGTATTAGTAACAGGTGAACCACCAGCCTGCCATGCGTAAGCTACGTAGTTATCGCCAGAGTTGTTAAGAGAAACTGACGTCCCCCCCAGAGAAAAACCAGTGGATGTGAGC